AGTTATCATTATTAACCTTAGCTGTTTTATCTAATTCAACTAAATACTTAGCCACTTCTGTAATTTTAATTTGAGTAGCTTTATCTTTAATAGTTTTAGCTTCTTCGTTTAAAGTAGATTTCAATTTATCTATTTTACTATTATAAAAGTCTCTTAACCCAGGAGCTGAGTCTACTGAGTTTATAAATTCTTTAAGTACTTGTTTTTGTTCACTAGATAAGTTATCATATTTATTGTTAAACTTTTCTAAAAGTACTTTGTATGTAAGTATTCTTAAGTCTTTATCATAAGTTTGAAATTCTTTAAGAACATCTTCTTTAACTTCTTTAGTATTAACTTCATGTTTGGTTAAATATTCTAGTAAAGTTATTTTATTATCAATGACTTGATCAACATTTGTGTTTGTGTCTGTACTATGGCTTTCAATTAGTGTATATAAAGCTGCTAATTCTTTATAATTTTTAATTTTAGCACCAAAGAAAACATCTAAATCATAATGCTTTTTAATTTCATTAATTAAGTTATATTTTTGTTTCTTTAATAAAGTGCGATTAAACCCTTTAGAAGATTCAAGTATAGTACTAATTACTATATTAGCTTTTCCCTCATTTAAAACATTAGATTTTAATACAGATTCATACAACTTATACTCGCGACCTAAAGAAGTTTTTACAAAGTATTCTTTAAGTATATTAATAGCTGGAGAATCTCCACCTTTTAATGTATCCGCAGTGATTTGACGCACCAATAGTTCAAACAGTATACCTGTGTTTTTGTACTTGGAGTGTTTTATTTTCATCAAAAAATATATTTATTTATAAATATGTGAAGTTTTTTACTTCTTTAATTGGTTTTCATCTAATAATGATGTATTATCTTTATCTTGTTCAAATACTAATTGCTTTTTATTCATTTTTTTAAACATATCTTTATTTTTTAATAAAGTTGTTTGGGCATTTTCTAAAGCTAGACCTGATTTATTAGTATCTGTTCTACTATCTGAAGAATCATTTTTATCAGTATCTTTCATACGTTTAACTCCTAATCTATCTTTTCCAAAATTGCTATTCTGTTTTCCAATGTTTGAAATGGAATCTTTAGGTCTACCTAAATCTGAATCTGTATCATAACCATCAGGTACATTTCCAGGGTCAGAATACATTCTGCCTTTACCATATAATGAAGCTAAATCATGTGGTGTACCATATGACTTACCAGTTTCGACTGGGTCGTTACCTTCAGCCTCAATTTGAGCTAATCTAAACTTACGTTTAGCATCTTCTCGATTTAAGTCTCTATATTCTTCATATTGATCTTCTGATAAATGGAAAATATTATCATATATCCAATCTGTAGGTAATAAATTATTATCTAGTAAGGAAGTTGCTAATTCTGTTTTAGACTTCATTAATTCAATTTTTTCCTGTTCAAATATAATTGATGGGGTTTGCATTGAAATTTCGAAGTTGGTCAATGCTTCATCTCTATAGCCTTGGGCATATAGATGAACTAGTGCAATTTTATTAAGCTCGGATACCATAATACGTTGTAAACGTTCAATAGTACGGGCAAATCTAATATCTTCTGCTGCTAATGTAGCCTTTCCTTCCACATTTTCATCATATCCTAAAAATGCTTTTGGGATTTTAAGTGCTGCAAATAATTTATCTCTTAAATATTCAACATCTTGGATACCATCATAATCTAAACCTTTTGTAGTATCAATTTTTGTTGTAGTATCATTTCCACGAACTGGGATATAAAAATCCTCCATCATGTTCTGCATGTTGTATTTCAAATTATACTCTCCAGTCTTTTGATCTATATGAGGAGTACGTTTCATATTTGAAATGGTTTTTTGCATAAATGAATCTATTTCATTAGGTGGAATAGAACCAACATTCATATAAAAAATACGTTTTTCTGGAGCACGGGAAATTCTATGAATTAACATTGCATCCTCCATTAAAGTATATTGTTTAAATAATTTTCTAGCAGGTTCAATATATGAACGACCATAAGGGAGATAATTGGTGTCGCCAATTAATCTAAAGTGAGCCATTTCATAATTATCGAAGAAAATACCATTTTCTGTTTGGGATTTATTATTTGGAGTAGAATACATTCCTGAACTCGGGTTAACTAGACCGTTAGGGTCATATCTAAATCTTATATCCGAAGGGTTATCTGGGTTAAATCCTTCTTCTCTTGAGATATGATAAGCAGTATAAGGTATAACATTATAAACACCAAATTTTTCTGCTACTTCTAATTTTAAGAAAAAATCACCAAATTTAGACATTTGACGTATCCAAGCCCATAAATTAAATTCAATATTTAAAACATCATAAAATAGGTTATAGAGTATTTTTTGTATTTGTTCATTTGAAGAACGGATAGATAATACTTCACCCATATCATTTTTTAATGTAGATTCATCCGCAATAATATCTAAAGCAGAAGCAATGATTGCATCCTGATCCATTACATCATATTCTGAATATAATTGGGGTCTTAGATATTGATAATTAAAATTAAATTGAGCTCCATATAAAGATGAGGGGTTTGTAGAATATAATCTATTATATCTATCAATAAGTGAATTTGTTTGTAATTCTCCATTTGTTTGGATGGTACTACTATCTACCACCTTTATTTGGTCTCCACCTACATTTCTAATGATTATGTCTGTTGAGAATAATCTTCTTAATCTACTAAATAAGCCTGTATCTGCCATTGTATATAATTATTATTATAAATATTATTTAAAGAGCCAACTAATATCTTCTTTATTACCATTTTGGGTTTCAATATGGTAAGGGTTATCAGCTCCTGTTGAAAAATACCCACCTTGATATTGTGTTCTATTTACTGTTATGTTATTTAATGCATTTCGGGTTGCATCTAAACCACGTTGTCTTAATTTTAGTGCTGTATCTCTAATGTACATTGCAATCCCAAATGACATAACTAGATCATCATTATATCCTGTTTGGGCTTCTGCTCTACCATTTTTCCAAATAAACACTTTCATTTCTTCTATTAATCTTCTAGATTGTATTGTTACTCCTTTATCACTAATATATTCTTGAAACTTACCTATTACCATAGGTCTTGTTCTAGAGGACATTGTAAAACCAGCTACCATTTTAGAGTGGTCTTGATATTTGTCAAAATACGAATCAGCATTTGGGGAGTCACTCCGTTGTGAATAGTAGAGGTTAGGATATTGTCTATCTATAGCAACTTGTATAGTTGCCCAACCAATGTTGGCATTTTCTATTACTAACATTGCTTCATTATATTCAGTAGCTAATCCTACTAATAAATGACCATAATCTTTTGTATTAATTTGCCCTTTATATTCAGCAACTTGCACATTACTTTCAGTATCAATTACATGACATGCTGAGTAATCTTTTCCATCTCCTCTGGATACATCAGCTACTACAATATAGTTTCTGCTATAATCGGGGGATTCCCAAACCCATAAATTTTGATCAGCACCCCTTCTTTCTAAAGGTTCTTTTATAAAAGATTTTTCGTAATATTCTAAATACTCATTATAAAATACAATATCACCAGAGGTACTAAAGTCACAGTCACATTCTTGGGCTGCTAATCTAGGATCTCCTAATAATGAGTCCTGTGCATCTCTCCATGATTGGTCCCTTTCTGGGTGTACATACCATGGTAATTTAATAGGTAAAAATTCATTTTCTCCTTGTTCTGCTTTAACCCATGTTTGGTGAAACCAGTTACCAGTACCATAAGGGGTTGATAGTACAATGGCACCCCCACCAGTTGCAAGTGTTTGTTGGGCAGAAGCCCATGTCTCAGCAATATTATCAATAAAGGCGGCTTCATCAACTATTAGCAATGATACTGCTTCCGATCTTGCGGCATCGGCATTTGAAGATTTTGCTTGTATTTTTGAACCATTAGTTAATCTTAAAGATAATTTGTTATTTTCAGCTGAATCTACTTTAAGCCATGAAGGTAAATTTTCCCACATGAATTGTACTTTTGTTACTAAGTTTCTTGCTGTTGCTTGAGTTGTTGCTAATGCTAATACATTTCGGTCTTTATGAAATGTCATTAACCATAAAGAATAACCTGCGGCTAATGTAGATATACCTAATTGTCTAGATTTTAATACAGCAGAATAATCATTGTCTCTAAATAGCTTGAGTACTTTTTCTTGGAATGGATATAAATTAAATGGTATACGCCCCCTTTGTGGGTGCTGTATATAACAGTATTTACGCATAAAATGTACGGGGTCTTTGGCACATTTTAGATATTCTTGACGTATTACCTTTTTTAAATCAGACATACTATTTTACTAGTATAGCAACAGCTACTATCCCTAGTATACCCGCTCCCATAGTTAATTTATTTTTTAATTTTTGTTTTTGTAAATCTTGTTCTAGTCTTTTAGATAATTCTTGGGATAATAATAGTTGGTCAGATTTTGTTAAAAGTATAGAATCAAAATTATTAATTTTATTATTTAAGTTTAAAATAACACTATCTTTTAAAACTATTTTTTGTTCAAACAGTTTAATTTTATCTATAGTAATAGCTAATTCATTTTTAGCTCCATCCCCAGTAATTAAATCCTTAATTACTAGTTTCGCTATTGGTTTTTTTAATTGAATCGATGTACTGTTTGTAACGTTCTGTGAAAAACCTTTCAAGCTCATCGTCATTAAAAGAATCAACAGCATCAACTTTTGTGCTAATTTCATATCTTAAATTATTTATCTTGTTATCTTTTAAATCTAATTGTTGATCTAATTTACCTATCTGGACATTTAAGGTATCTATTTTAAAAGATAATTCGTCATTTACATGATGTAACGAATCAACTTTTTGTTCTAATGCAGTGATTTTGGCATTATATTCCCCTACATAATCTTCTTTTTCCCCAAAAAAGTTAAAGGCTATTATACATGCTCCTACTATAACAAATAATGGGTAATTTCTTTTTAGCCATGTTAACATAACATTTTTTATTTATCTATAATAGCTTCTAATTCTTTCTTAAGTTTTGTTTTTTTCTTAAGATCAGCTACTAATTTTTCTTTTTCTTCACCTTCAGCTTTTTTATAATCACGGGCTAAAGATTTCATTTGTTTAGTTAATTGAGCAAGTTCTTCTTTTGCCTTAGCTAAACCTTTAGTTTTTTTAAGATCTGATTTTGATGGTTCTTTATCATCTTCTTCTGTAACTTTAATTACATCGTCTTTATCTGCGGTTTGTTTTACTTTAGCTAAATCTTCTGGTGATGTTTCAATTGTTGCTTCTGCCATTGACATCAATTCCTTAGCAGCCCTTTCAGCTTGGTCTAGTCCATTAAATACATCATCGCTTCCTACAATATTATAGTAATCATTTTTTAAGGTACCTAATTCATCAATAAATTTTTGAATTAAAGAGGGATGACCCTTTTTCCATACACCTTCAGTATTAAGTGTGGATTTGATTTCTTCTTTAATAAAAGATGCTAATTCAGATTTTTTCATTATAATAAGATTTTATTATAAATATGTTAAAGATCAGTAATATTTAATATTTGCTGAATACGTTCCTCTGTAGATCCAGATATTTCTTCTATTTTAGGGCATCTATGACCATATCTTTTAATAAGTGTAGTAATAGTAAAATCAATTAAATCTCTATAATAAGTATTTGTTTCTCTTACCCCATTATCTTCAATAGGAATACCATGAGGGGAAATATAAAATATATAATCATATTCTCTAATAAATTCACTAGCGTAAGTTTCAAATGCCTCCTTATCTTGGTAAGGTATTGATTTAGCATTCATAGTAAAAGCCATAACATCAATTACAGTTCTATCTGTGATAATATCTGTTTGAATTAATTCAGCACAACGTTCAGCTAAAAATACAGTTTGACCCTTTAATGTTGAATCTGTATTGAGTGGAATACCTTGTTCCATTAGATATTTAGAACGTTCTGTTCTAAACATATAATCTTTAAATTGTTTTGTTTCTTTTAAGGCATTAACTAACGTAGTTTTACCTACACTCATTGTACCACATAATCCTATTTTCATATTAAAAGGGTAAATTATTATTATTTTCCTCCTGTGATGATCCGGGTAAAACCCTATAACTATCACTATCAAAATGTTTAGTTGATACTTCAAATATACAACTTCCTTCTTTAAGAGCCAGCATTTGGTGG